CAGGTATACCCTATTGTCCATGTTCACGGCTTGGAACTCAACACGATTGTCGCCTGTCGGCTGCACGGACAACATCAGGGCTTCGTGCACTACCTGAGTCCTGCGACCAATATACACCACTGTCGGAGCGTTGGGGTCGTTCGTAACAGACACATCAGGCGGCATGGCGGCAAGGGTCACGGTGCGCCCGTTGATCGTCGCGGGGATCGGCGGGCTGGCAGTGCCGTCTGGTCTGCGGATCATCACAACAGGATCCCCGTTTACGGGCCGCACTGTTTCGGATAGGGTCAGCGTCAAACCGTCGTGGTCGACCACGAACGCCGACTGGCCCCATTCGGGGATGCCATCTTGCAGACCGACATAGTCCATGTAGTGCGAGTTCATCGCCGCCAGCTCGGTCGCCCCCTTGTAGACGGTGCGGCGATACGCAGCCATCCGTCGCCTGCGTGCCGCCAGACGCCACGCTTGTGTGCGACCCGTGACGCCCGGGGCGGTGATCTTCTCGACGCGCAGTCCCTTATCTCCTGGCAGCCGATAGGATTCGGTCATCATGCGGCCGGTGATGCGATCTTTATACTCGATATCCACGCCGTCGATGTCATCCGGCATGATCGTCTCAGTTGTCTCGGTCAGCGGAGTAACCAGCTCCTGCGGGCTGTACACCCGTGGCGGCGTGCCCATGCGGTAGGCATCTCTTGCGGCGCTGATCAGACCGCGTCGGATCGTCAGTTCGGCAAAACCGGCCTGCAGACAATAGCCAGCTATGGTCTTGAGCGTCGAAGTAGTATCGATGGACAAGTCGAACGTATCACCTCTGTCGTGCCAGATCTTGTGCAACGCACGGATGTGGTCCATGTCGATCAGCTCACGCCCGTAGCCGACCGTCTCCATCATATAGACGAAGAACGGCGCTATGTCGCGGGTCGGCTCCAGGACCTCCGGATCGTCCAGCGTTGGCAGCATGCGGGTGGACCGAACGGAGATCTTGTTCTCGGCCTGTCCCGACACTTTGTCGCCGGTGCGCATGCGCACGTGCATCAGTGTTATGCCTGGATACGACGTGGGGGCGCCGACGATCCGGGAACGCAGCCCCGCCCACTGGTGTTTGTCGATCTTCCTCGAGCTCGCGCTGGGGGCGCGGGAGGCGCCGACTCGGACCTCTACCCTCATCGGGCGCGGCAAGTCCACACGGATGGTGAACCCGATCTGGTCAGGCGTGGCGTCGGAAAAGTAGTACGGGACACTCTGCCACTCGGTCGTGCCCAGCTCCCGCCATTGAATCTGACCGTCAACTGACCTACCCCGCGCTTTGCCCTTCTTATTGTAGTAGATGAGGCCGTTCGGGAAGAAGATGTCGACCTCGAAGGCATCGGCCAGCTTGCCCGGTGGAACTGCGGTAAAGGGCCCTGTCCAGCCGCCTGGCAGTGACTCTCGATCCGCCTGGACTGTAGAGGTGGCGCCAGAAACGCTGTCAGGAAACCCAGACCAAAACTCGACACCATGCGGGCTGACGGTGATGGTGTTGCCGCTGATCGACAGCACCTCGTAAAGCATCCCTACTCGGCCAGCAGCGGTCACCTCAGTTCCGGTGCCGAAGTCGGCCCCGCTCACTACATAGCGCGCAGGGACGGCGGGGGCCGCGGCAACGCCTGGGGTGGTGGTCGGGGTGCCCAAGAGGTCGGCCACGTCGCCCGAGGCAGTGATGCTACCACCGGTCAGCGGCCCTGCCTGATACAGCTCCAGAACGGTGCCCTCGGCCCGCGCCTGAATCGGGGAGCTGTTCAGCTGGCTGTTCAACACAGCGACCAGCTCGGCGAGTCCGGCCACGTCGGTTGTCAGCAGCACGGTGTAATCTCGGCCACCGAACGTCAGAACTAGCGTGGCTGGGGTGGCGCCGAAGTCGTACCGGGCAGGCGCCCTCGAGCCGGTCAGGCGTGCCGGAGAGCCGGGGCTGCCCCCAGCCGGAGGCAGAATGGTGGAAATGACGTACTCCCCCTCCCGTTCCCCAGTCAGCTCGATCTCGTCGCCAGGGGCAAGTTCCAGGGAATCCAGCAGCTCTGACGATATCGCATTGCCGTTGAACGTGACTGGGTGCTCTGCCTCGACCTGTACCATCATGCCGGGTTCCCACGAGGGCGGGACGGGATCCGACCCGGTAATCGAGTTGCCCGCGAACGTCAGCTCCGTAAGCCATGGTATCTGCATACCGGCGTTACCAGCCAGCCCCAACGTCAGGCCCGCGCCGCCCATGTTAGTAAAACCGACCTCCTCGGGAGTGTGCCACCACTCATTGTAGGGCGCTGGGATTGTCTCGCCCGGATCGAAAAAGCGCAGCTCCAGATCATCCCCAAGCGCGGTGGCGGGCGTGTTCCCCACAAAGACCAAGTTCGGAGCTTTCTGGTAGTGGCCCGCTCCGATGCAGAGAAGAGCATCAACCCACTGCTGGCGTTTGTTCACGTAGTACCGGCGGGGCGGAACGATGTAGTCTGGATGCACCAGCGGGGAGCCGGCGATCTCGGGGATGGGATCGCCCCAGCGAACCTGGTTAGCGAACAGACCAGGACCTTCCAGGGTTCTTCCCTGCCGTTGCGCACGTGGCTGCTCGGGTCTGATGAACGTCGCCATCACCGCTGCTGCCACCGCCAGACCGATTACCGCGCCCACCACGACGCCCTTAGCCTCTAGGTACAGATCGAGCTGATCATCAGGGCCGAAGAACGTCAGCCCCCACTCGGTGTGCTCGACCAGTCGACCGTTGAGCCACGCCGTCGGGTGATTGTCTGTTTTCTCAGGGGCGTAGCCGGGAGCAACCGACCTGATCCACTCGGCAATACTTAGGCGCTCGGTTGTTTCGTGCGTTTCGAGCGGCTCGCCCTCAAGTCTGCTTGGATAAATCCGGATCGTCATAGAATTTCAGTACCCGCAGCTTGTAAATTTCTCGAAAACGATAAAGGGGGACCAGTCTTGCATTTTGACCGGGGTTTATCTCCAGTACGTGAAGTCCCAGGCCCGTCTGGTTGATGTCATGCACCACGAGGCCAACGTGCGTACAGTGTCCTGACCGCCGACGGAGAACCGCCACCACGCATCCCGGTACCGGCTCCGGTATCTCGACCATCTCCGCGGCCTGCTCGCGATAATGGGCGGTGAACCCCTCCGGGTCGTGCTGGTACTCGCCGCCGCGACTAGCCAGCAGCTTTCGTCCGTACAGATCCACACGTGCCGCGCGAGCCAGTCCCCAGCAGTCGTACAACACCTGCCCGTCGACTACCTCACCCCTAGCGCCGTCTTTGTAAACTGCCATCAAGTACCGCTCGATCATTGTGAGAACTCCAGGCACGGAGCTGTGTTGCTATCATACACCATTCTCGGCCAGCGCATGTCGATCAAGTCGAACAAGCCGGCGGTCACCTCGATATGATCCATCTGCGCGGTATACCGGCGAGATATAAGGTAAAGCGGGGGTTCTGCCGGCTCCGACAGGTCGCTGTACAGGTAACACCGGTAGATCACACGGACAACGGCCTGTGCCTCCTGCGCCTGCCTCACTAGCCGGGTTGCCTCTGGACGCACTCCGTCAAGCGCGAACGTCAAGTCCTGCGCCCCGGTAGTGTCTCGTTTTGGCAGAGACACCGCCATGCCCGAGGCCCTGGCCAGCAGCTCCCGTTCGTCCTCCGTGGTGATTGTATGATCCTGGTAATCCTTAACCAGCACAATGGGTTCGCTGCCCCAAGCCGTCGAGGTCAGTTCTAACGTGTGCAGAATCACGTCCCCGCCTTGTGCGTACACCTGCTCCAGTAGTGACATGCTTACCTCCCTTGTGGTTGCAGGCCGAACTTGCCCTGCACCGCGCTTGCCGTGCGGCCGCCGGCAGTAAAGTCGGCGATCCAGATATCAATAACGTCGGTGCCGTCTTGCCCGGTGGATTGCTCCACTTGCGTGCCAGGCGGGGCGTTGTGGACGTTGACAACTACGTTAGTGCTACTGCCAACGTTACTCGACGGTTGTGAGGGGAACGGGACCACGTTAGTCGGCAGGGCTTGCATGCTTCCCATAACCTCGTCAAGCGTGCGGTCCAGTTTCGCGCTGGTCTCGGCAGTCGTGACGCGCTCTCCCTTTTTCAGGTACCATGTACCATCCTCGGGGACCGACATGATGCCGTCGTGCGCCTGGCCCTGAATCGCCGCTACGTTCGCCATGCCCGCCGCAATAGCTGCGCTGGCAGCTGCTACCCCGAGAGCCGGGCCGACAATGGGGATGCCTGCCATAGCTGCGTAGGCGGCGGTAGCTGCTCGGTAGGTGTTGATGGTAGCTTCAGCGATGGCGGCCGCCTTGCCGATCGTCCGCGCCTTGGAGCTTTCACTTTTCTGGAGCGCGGACATTTGCCCGAAGAAGTCACCGGCCAGACTCAGCGACGCCATTTGCCGGGCCTTCTCGATCTCCGCTAGCTTGGCTTCGTGCTCCTGCTTGAGCGCTTCCTCTTGTGCATCCCACTGGGCATTCAGGTCGGACCGCTCCGCACGGAACTTGTTCAGCATCTCCAGTTGGGCGTCATACCACGCCTGGAGCTGTTCCTGCGCTTTGTCGATTTTCAGCAGTTCGCCAGCCGCCCCGCCGACTTCTGGAGCAAGGCCGCCGAACTCGGGCGCGGCTGAAAAAGCTGCCTCCGCTGCCCGGCTGGCCATTTTTGCATATTCGTCGCTGGAGATGCGCGTTGACGCAGCCATAGCGTCCAGTACAGCAATTCGCTCACGGAACTCGTCGGTCAGCCTTTCTTCATCCGTGCGCAGGTCCTTCACCAGCTGCCGATAGGCTTCCTCTTCCTCCTTTGCCTTTTCCAGCCCTGCTAGGGTATCGAGAAGACTTTGGGCGTATTCCAGTTGCGCGGCTGTTGCGCCCTGCATCGCGAGGTCGTAAATCTTGACCTCCTCGGCAGTCATGCCCCACGTTGCGACGGCGCGTTCAAGGGCCGCCAGCTCTTTGAGGATACCCTCAAGACGTGCGTCAGTCGGCTTGACTGTCTCGACCGTCGGTTTGCCGACTCCGCCCGCAAGGTCGCTTATGATAGAGCTGGCCTCCTTTGCCTTCTTGCCCACGTTGGCAAACATGTCGGCATAGATGCTGTTTACCAGTTCCACCTCGGCAGCGGTATCGGCGCGGATTTGCTCGAGCGTAGCCTTGTGCTCGGCAGCGGTCGCGCCACGGATACCCGCAAACTCGGTCTGGATTCCTGCCGCCAGCCCCTCGAAGCCGAGGAAGTTCAGCGCGTCACGTCCGAGTCCAGACATCCACTCCAGCAGATCGGCGATAGCGCCCCGGACAGCATCGATCGGGTTCATGACGGCGAACTTGATGTTCTCGCCCATGACCTTGAAGAAGCCGGCGATTCGGATGGCCGCCGTGTGCAGGCCACCCATGAGGGCGATTCCGGCTTTCTCTACGATCTCGAATTCGTTTCTCAGGTAGGTCCCGATCTGGAACCCGGCATAAGCTGCTGCCGCGACGGATAGGGCTTTTTGCATTCCGCCAAGGAGGCGCTGTTGCCTGGTGAGTTCGACGTTGGCGGCGGCCACCTGTACGGTGAACGCCTTCATCGTTCCAGTGTACGCGGCCGTCGCAGCATTGGCCGCAAGCTTTAAGGCGGGGATCGCCTTAACCGACACCAGATAAGCAGCATAGATTTTCGCACCAGTTGTCAACGCATTGATGTACGGCGACCAGTCGGTGTCACGGATGGCGTCAGCAACCTTGACCAAGCTCTCCGCAAACTCCTCGCTGATCCCGTTCGCTTGGTCGTAGACCCCCACGGCCTGCAAAATGGAGTTGCGTATCAGCAGGAAGCCGTCGCTGATGGTCGCGGGCATGGATTCTGCCGTCTCCTCCAGCTGCTCCATGTTCTTGACCAGCGCGTTAAAGATGACCTCGCCGGTGATGCGCCCTTCTTTGGCAACCTCTCGGAGTTGCGTGACGTTGACGCCCAGTTCTTCGGCCAGCAGGCCGGCAATCGTGCTGCCGTAGTTCAGGACGTTCTGCAGATCCTGTCCCCGCAGCGATCCTTCGGCCATGGCGCGGTTCAGCGAGTCCTGCACCATCTGCGCTTGTTGCCCCTTGGCACCAGAGACAACCAGGGCATTGTTCAGTGCGGAAGTGTAGTCGAGTTGCTGCTTTGTAGACTTGCCCAGCGCGTTCAGGGTAAAGGCATTCTGTGCGAAACCCTGTGCGGTCAGCTCAAGGCTGGAGTAGGTAGACCGCGCAATATCCGCCAGCCGCCCCATAACCTCGGCGGCGTCCTCATGAGCGCCGATGTTGACACGCACAAGGCTGGTCATTTCAGACCAGGAGTCGGCATACTGGGTCAGCGATCTGACACTGAATGCGGCAGCCAATCCAGCGGCCACCGGACGGATAGCAGCAGCCAGCGAGGCCATCGACCGAGAGGCGCGGTCGCTTTCGCGGGTTACTTCGGATATTGATCTGCTGCTGGACTTGGATGCCCGGTCGAGTTGGCCGGATGCGTTTTCAGCGCCTTTTGCGCTTTTGCTGAGACGGTCTAGCGAAGATGATGCGCGGTCGATGCCATCTACACCATCCACGCGCAAACCAAGGGCGGCTGCTTCCACTACGCTTTACCTCTCTCTTTTCGACCTTTTGGCCTCTATCGCCTCAAGATAGGCCGAGTCCATAGACGTAATTATACGCTTGAAGTCCGCAAAACGTCCAAATCCTTCAACTTCAAAATATCGCCTGATAGCCGTCCATGGGATGGTCCCGCCCGCCTGCCGCTCACTGCTCAGATCCCAGTAGGCCCGCCAGTAATACCTTTCAACGTCGCTAAGCTCCGGTGGCTCGAGACCTTTGGGGATCGGCTGCTTGAAATGCCGGTAGGCGGCGATCAACCTACCGGCATCTGGGTTTCTCACTGCCCACAGCAGCGCGGGGACTATTTTTTTGTGACGGCCTCGACGTACTTCTCGGCGTTGCGGTCAAGCTCACTCACGACGCTGGACACCAGGAACATGAAGGTCTTGTCGCGGGATTTCATGGACCTACGTGCCAGCTCGCGGCTGAAGGGGACCTCTTCGCCGTTATTCTTAACGCCCTTCCAATCCTTCAGGCATACTTCTGCCAGACAGTCCTGGGTGATCTGGTTGAGCTGCTCGTTGGTCAGTTCTTTCCCGCCATTCTGCTCCCGCAGGCGAGCTGCGGCGTTCTTCAGGTAGTCCTGTGCTTCCTTGGACTGCAGGCCTATGACGAAGAACTGGGTGTCCGGGTCGTCCTCTGAAACAGGCATCCATCGGCCGTTGTCGATGGGTTCGTAATCCTCTTCGGTACGCAGGAACTTGCTAATGTCCATCTGTTGTTCTCCGGTTCACGTGGTTCAGGTTGGGCATCGGGGCGGTGAACCAATCCGCCCCTAGCCCAGTTTCCCCTTGCGGGGATTGTTACACAGTGATGATACGCCCGTTTACGGCAATACCATAGGTGCGAGTGTAGTTGTCGTTACGGGCACCTCCGGAACGAGCGCCGTCCAGAGCAAACCCCTGGAACAGGTCAGTCATACCAGCAGGCGGCGCAGTGGCAGTGATGTCACCGGTGGTAATGCCAGTAGTC